TATCATTCGTTTTTAATTAACCCTATAGCTGAGGAGCACAAGCTTAAATGACTCGTTTAAAATCAAAATTTTTAGAAATTCCACCGTCAGCACATGGCATTTTGGAATTCGCATTCTTTTGTGGAGTAGGTTTCACAGCAGGTTCACTAGGTTTAATATGATTAACTTTGCAGAAATTTATCAAATGGTATTCATGGTAGTAGTCGGGGTTGTAATGACAACTACCATGTTTATGACTATGATGGCTTACATGATGGATGATTAATGAAAGATAAGAAAGCAGCAAAAAAATTATTAAAACTTGCCAAGAAACATCCTGATTGGTATACTGAAAAAGATATTTATTATGCTAAGATGATTAAAAAACAGATCAAAGAACAGGAGAAAAAAGGAGAATGACTGACACACTAACAGAAGAGCAAATGACTCTTCGCCAACAAGTCTTAATGATTCTGTTCAAAGAGTTTGGTAAAGGAGAGTATTCAAATAAATCAATATATGAATGTGCCGATGAATGGATAAGTAAGGGTCATAAGATTTCGGGAGGGGTTGTCAAATATTACGATGCGTATTATAATAAATAACTTACTTACTGTAATACAATGCAAAAAATTGTAAATGTCCTTGCTATTGCGTCTGGTATTGTATCTGCTGCCGTTGTCGCTAGTGGCGTATTTGTATATGTCAACAGAGATTCGATTGTTGATAGCATCAAGTCTCAAGCTATTGAAGCAGTTACTGGGTCTTTAGGTGGTGGACTAGGAGGGGATCTTCCTATCGGTGCTCCTGATCTTGCTGCTCCTAGTGATTCTGCAAATGCACCTGTACCGTCTGGTGGTTTAGGAGTTCCTACTTTCTAAATAAGATAGTTGCTTGACTATTATGGCAGATGAAGTAAAAGAAGAAGTAGTAGTAGAAGAAGAACATCATGAAGAACCAAAGAAGAAAGGTCTCTTCGGTAAAGTAAAGTCTGCCATACTACCAGATGCTGAAGAACAAGCAGCAATCATTAGTACAGCTGTCAGAATAGCCGTTCTTGCCTGGTCGGGTGGAATTTTGACTTTAAATTACGTAGCTATTCCAGGTGTCCCTCAACAGAAAATAGATCCGACATTTATAGCTTCAGTTTTTACAGGAGTTCTGGCTAGCTTTGGAATCCAGACCGCATCTAAGAAAGGTGATGGCACTATGAAAATGAATGGCAATGGTAATGGTAATGGTGGGGGAAATGGTGGTGGTATCAGTAAGAAAGATCTTGAGTTGTTAATTGAAAAGGCATCTCAGACTGGTCCTACTCAGACAATTAGAATTGAGCAAGCACCTATTAAGATAACTACTGACGAAAAACCTTATCAACTTTAAAAAATGTCTTGTAACGATCACGATAAAATGAATCCTGTGATTCATGCTTTATACCATGTAAAAGAATGGGATAAGAAAATGGCAAAGAAAATTCAGGACAAGTTTAACTTGACTGATTATCAAATGCTTTGCCTTGCATTCGGAAAAGGATTGATCATAGGAGTAATTTTACTTTAATGGAATTAACCGAAGAGAATGTAATTAAAGTTCTAGAAGAACTTGTTCCTTATATTGAAGCTGATGGTGGATCCCTTCAGTTTGTTGAGATAGAACATGAAACTAATTTTGTTAAAGTTAGATTGGGTGGTGCATGTGAGACATGTGCTATGAGTGTTATGACCTTGAAGCAGGGTATAGAAAGCAAATTGATGCATGAGATACCCGATTGTTATGGAGTTGTGCAGGTTCTCTAACAGAGTGTTGGAGTCCACACTGAACTAAGCAAAATTACTCAACCTGTGCTATAAATATGTTAGTACGGGATTGAAAAATCATGCCCCTGACGCAACAAAAGCATTACACCGTAGGTTATCACGACTTACAACATAAGCATCATGAGATATGTGAGTATGCAGTAGACGCATATGAAGCAATACAGAAATCCAAAGAGGATGTTCCTGCATTAAAGGAGCATCCTCATTTTGTTGACTATTGCGTAACAGAAGAAGTAAAAAAGATTTCTGATATTATGGCATCAGGAATACCTATGGGACATTGATTATGAAACATGAAATAATGTGGTGGATGAGCCGACTCACCATCATGGCAGTATCTTTAAGTTTATCAGTTAGTCTTGCAGCTCAAGCATATACTTAATGTATAAACATAAATAATTGCAAACATATGTGAACCTTATGCTTTCTACTCAATATAGGTTGAGGTTAGAAGCAATCTGTAAAGATATTGCTTCAGGAACAGAAGTTAGTTTAGAAGATATGATTTGGGCCGAAAAATTATCTAAGGCAAATACCGCAGCAAGAGGTATGTTAAACACTGCAAGAAGAATGAATACAGACCCTACTGATTCTTTTCTGAATGAGTTGAACATTGGAGACCCCGACTCAACTCATCATCGTAGGGGTTTCGGAGATCCGCAAGATGTGGTAGACTGGTTTCATAATGAAAGATCTGATGACTGGAGACAACGTGACTGATGATTTTGCACCTCTTGATTTTAAAAAAGAAGGTATTGTATTAGATTATAAAACTGCTGGTGTTGATATAGATGCTGGCAATAAATTTGTAGAAGAACTTAAAAGAAAAGTTCCTAAAGTTGGTGGATTTGGTGGTATGTTTAATGTTCCTGTAGGATACGAGGAACCTGTTCTGGTATCTGGAACTGATGGTGTAGGAACTAAGATTGATATCGCACAAGCTGCTGGTGACTATACAACTATTGGTATAGATCTTGTTGCTATGTGTGTCAATGATATAATCACCTGTGGTGCTAGTCCATTATACTTCTTAGATTATATTTCTACTAAGAAGTTGGACGATAATGTTGCAGATATCATGGTGGGTATCCTTAAAGGATGTGAGATAGCAGGTATGCAACTGTTGGGTGGAGAGACTGCTGAACATCCTCATTATCAGATGAAGATTGACCTTGCTGGATTTTGTACAGGTATAGTAGAGAAGAAAAAAATTATAGATGGAAAGAGTATCAAACCAAGTGATAGGATTATTGGACTAGCAAGTAGTGGACTCCATAGTAATGGATATAGTATTGTTAATTATTTGGCTCGTAGACTTAAGTTAAATTATTGCAATCATCCTGAGTTACTTACACCCACTACAATCTATGCCCCTGTTGTAAAGAAACTATTAGAAAACGTGGATGATATCTATGGTATGGCTCATATCACAGGTGGTGGTATTCCAGAGAACTTACCACGTTGTTTACCTGAAGGATTGAAAGCACATGTAGATTGGAATGCATGGAGTGTACCAGAGATCTTCTTAGAGATTCAACGTCAAGGTAATATGGATGAGTTGGAGATGAGAAGAGTATTTAATCTGGGTATTGGATATTGCGTGATTGTTCCTGCTAATCGTGTTGATCTTACCATGAATATTATTAAAGATGAAGGTATAGAGTGTTGGGAAATAGGCGAAGTTTATGCAGGGTGACGTTGTATGGTCAATAAATATTATGGTAGGATTGCTATTAGTTTTAGTAAGTGTTAGTATATACTGGATTTTCAAATATGATGAATGGTATCCTAACGACAATGTTCATAGTCACATCTCCCATGAATCCCAACGCATGGATTCAGGAGATGAGAAATCATCAAAGTGAGCAAACCAGAACTCCCGCACAAGAATCTATAAATAATGCACTAGAAGATTTGGAGATCGATTATGGGAGCGATGGTTCCACCGTCAAGGAAGAGTTGTTACAATTTCCGAGTGGTGAAGATAGACAAAGTGGTGGACGGGGACACGATAGATGTGACCATCGATCTTGGATTCGATTTATACAAGAAAGAACGGGTAAGGATTGCGGGAGTTGATACTCCAGAGAAAAGAACTAGAGATCTGGAAGAGAAAGCATTAGGACTTGATGCTACTTATTGGATGAAGAAACAACTAGAGGATACTATTGCAGGTGATGAAGAACTCATTATTAGAACTGAACTTAAGGGTGGCACTGGGAAGTATGGTAGGCTTCTTGGTTGGCTCTATGTTGGCGATGATACTATTTCCTTAAACGAACAAATGATTACGGAGGGTTATGCGTGGGCATATGATGGTGGCACTAAACAGAAAAATTTTGAGGAGTTACGTGAAATTAGGCGTTCGTTTGGGACACTGGTTGAGTAACGAATCATGAAAGAAGAATTATTAAAACTTTTAAAAGAACATGCTTATAGGAAAGGGGACTTTAAACTTTCCTCTGGTAAGAAAAGTGAGCACTATGTTAATTGTAAACCAGTTACGTTAAGTGCTCAAGGTATCAATTTAGTAAGCACTTTGATGTTAGAATGCATAAGTTCTGATGTCGTTGCTGTTGGTGGTCTCACTTTGGGTGCAGATCCTTTAGTAACTGGTGTTGCTATGGCATCTGAGGGGTGTTTATGGGCTCCTGATTTGAATGGTTTGATAGTTCGCAAAGAACCAAAAGGATATGGCACAGGTGCATGGATTGAAGGCCCTTTACCGTTGGAAGGATCTAAGGTAACAGTATTGGAGGATGTAATTACCACAGGAGGGTCTGCGATTAAGGCAGCAAAGAAACTAAGAGATGCTGGATATGTGGTCGATAGAGTGGTAGCAATCGTAGATCGCCAAGAGATATGTGATAAATGTAAAACAGGTGAAGCTGATACTGCTATGAAAGATGCAGGTCTAGAATTAGTAAGTCTATATAAATTAGAAGAATTGATCTAATGGAACTTAAAGATACATTAGTTACAGGAGCAACTGTTCTTGCTGTAGGGACTAGTAGCGTCGTTGGTGGCAATCAAGTAATGGATAAGGTTAATAAAGGACCAGAGAAACGCAGAGATGCCACAGTTGAAAGAGTGATGGCAGAATTACAACCATATATAGATTCAAGAATTCAACAATTAATTCCTACACAAACTGGTGCTGTGGTTCCTACGACGAAAGCACCAGAGTTGGATTATAGAACTAACGTTCCTCAGAGGTAACATGAAAAACATTCCAATACCAGTGCTTACATTTCTAGCAGCACAGTTAGGTGCAGCTGTATGGTGGGGTGCTCAGATAGATCATAAGGTTAAACTTGTAGAAGAAAATAGGAGATACATCCAAGAGGTTGTTATTCCTTCATATGAGATTAGTGATAGTTGGAACAACCCACACTACAATAACTGGTTGAAAGCAGGTGGTTGGAAAGATTAAATGATTCCTTATATTAATACTACAAATCCAACTATACCCAACGTAGGTATTAGAGGGGTTCGTAATATTAATGTGTATATGGCAAATGTAAGGGATTTAGATATTCCAGAGACTCGTGTATGGATGAATGAACCACCTCAAGCAGTTCCTGTTGATGTTCCTGTTGTAGTTAATATAGGTAAACCAATCGTTGATATGCCTGGTTGTGTTACTGTTCACAAGGAGAATGTAAAGCAGAGATCAAAAAATAAAATGCTGGTCAATGATGACCCTAAAGGTAATACCACTTTATGTGATTCTGGTATGCCGTCATTTCAACCAGTTGACTATCAATCACAAGGACTTACATGGACTACTGTTGTTCCAGAAGAACCTGAACCAGATGGTGTGAAGTCTGATGTACCAGAACCACCTGATTTTGAAGCACCATCACCTGAGATACCTCCTACTGGTGGCGTGGAAACAGAAAAAGATTGTCCTGGTCCTAATGATCTACGAGTAGGTGATTACACCACAAGCGGAAACGAAAAGGTCTCAGGACATGAATGGAATGCTGATAAGACTATATGTATTACTTTGTATGAGGATGTAGGTTTTGTAGAGAAGTATCTACCTAGTCCTCAGATTGTGACGACGACTGCGACGATTGCTGT